ATAATAAAATCCATAATTAAAATATAAAAGCCCGCAATCCGGGCTACCACACACCGGGAAACGGGCTTTGCGCTAAATAAATTAGCAATACTTTGCAAACGGTGGTAGTCGTTTGTTTTATCGACGCAAATATAGCATTTTTTATTCATTATCCAATTGCTTTGCAGGTTCCCACGCTTTGCGCACTTTCAAAACATTATCCGCACTTTCATTAGGAACCAATGAGACAACAGGAAAGCGGGAACGGTCTCCCGGCTTTTGAGTTGTGGCAAATTGTACGTTCAAATCAAAGATAATGCCTTTGCAAAATCCCCGTTCCTCTAACATACCGTCGAACGTTTCCCGGATTTGCGGGATTGTGGACGCCGTACCCTTTGTTGAGAACTGCCATACCCCGGCAACGCCTCGTACCAACGGTACAATGAAATTCAACGTCAACGTAATTTCCCAACCGTCGTGTCCGTCATGTTTGCTTTTCCGATTGGGGTAACGCTTGGTAATTGCCAACATCAAATTCGGGTATTCCTCCGTTGTCAATGTTTCGTACTTTTTGCCGTCCCAGACTTGGAACGTTTCGCCGTCGCCCGCCGCAATCAATCGCCCGTCGTCGTCCCGGTACTCGTACCGCTCGTTGCATACTTTCGCCGGGTCGTCGTCCGGGAAAACGATTTGGATTGTTTGGGGCTTTTCGCCGTATGCCTGTGTAAATAACCCGGCATACTTTCCCGTTGGTATGAAATAATCCACGCTTTGCGGGTATCCGTTGGCGTTTTTCATTCCTATTTTTATTTGTCCGACACGGGGCAAAATCAAACGGGATTTTTCCGCCTCCGGTCTAACAATCCTACCTTTTATATTTCCTTTCATGCTCTTTATATTTCGGGGTCGTCGTTCAACAATCTTTTCTTATTCTCGTTTTTGGGCTTTTTTGGCGCATTTGCGGGCTTTTGTTTCTTTTCCGGTGCAACCGTC